GCACCTGACACCGTCCAGATCCATCACTTTCTAAATTATACGGTTCTTTCATATAATCAAGAAGAGATTTACCTGTTGGGTAAATATCTATTGAACATCTTATGATCTCCATTGCAAGATTCTCACAAGCTTTATCAAACTTAAGTTCTGCTAGTTTCGCAACTAACATCTCTCAAATCTGGTTTCTAAAATGGTTTGTTTCAAATGAAACAGAGGCCAATTTAGTTACTTGTGGTACCTTTCCCGCTACAATTGCACCTATATAAGTCATTAATGAAGAGGTCAATTGACCTTTCATGAAATTCTTATAAGACCTTTTCAAGGGCTGGTTAGAGGCCGACTTTACAGTCAGCGCACTAATCAGGCTTTCATAGGAGAACTTTCCTGACTTCGCATACATGGATAAGAGAGAAATATAACTATAAGTTGGATTTCCCAGACTATTCCATGTTTTTGAAGTAATGTTATTAATTCAACGTCCCACAGTGGGTATAGCCATATCCTTATTTAGTAAACTAAATACGATATTGACTCTCCCCATCATAGTATTCTGACTTAAGAACATCTTTCAAGAAATTGCACTTACATTCTGACCTTTATGGCCTGTAACTTTCGCAAACTCGAAACTCGCGTTTGTGGCAACTACAGATTTTGAAGAGTTGATAGGTACACCAATACTAGCCATTAAAGCTAGGTACTGGTATGCTACCTCCTGATCAAAAATGTTAATATCATCACCTAAAAGTTCATAATCCGAAAATCATAAACCTGGTCTAGTTTTTCCAGCCCGAAGGGCGGAAATCTGAACCAGAAAGTGATGAGTAACAGCCAACATGGCCCAAGAACTCAAAGCACCCATTGGCTGACCTACAGCATAGCGTAAGGCCAACCATTGAGTACTAGGTTTCTGGGGTTTCAAAATGTAATCCCGGTCAACTAACAATTTCTTTCAGGCCAGAGAAAACTCTGACCCAAACCAAACAGACAGAATGTCTACTTGGAGTGAAATTGGTAGTCTGTCCGTGGCTGCAGATAAATCATAACCAAATGATTTATTGGCCACTTTTGATTTTTCCATACATCTTTTCACAGATGCATGCTGATCAAAAGTACCATCATTCGGTAACGACCTCAGAAAAGTAAAGAGATATTGATGTAGTGGGCGGAGGGCTCATTGAGTCCAAACATCCACCATAGCAAAAACTCTTACCTTTCCTGCTGCCTCCACCTTAGTGCTTAACTGACCCACAGGGGAAAGGTATACCTTTCCTTCTTGGATCTGACAAGCGTGCATAATCGCAGACAACTGAAGAGGAGTTCACTTGAAAAATGAATTCCCTACAGAAGAGCGAGTATACACTTTTACTAATGAAGTAACTTGAATCAAAGTCTCAATTGTACCTATCAGACGCAATAGAGACTCTGAGTTACTTGCTTTTAAAATTGTCTTAAGAGAAGTATCTAATCCATGTATCCCTAAGGATACATAATCATGGATA